CGCCCCACCAGCCGCCCCACCAGCCGCCCCTGTTATCATATCCAAGAGGCTCTTCTTCCAACTAGAGGGAGTAGGGCTATATGAAGAGAAGTTGGACGGTTCAAACAGGTCGATGTATCCCCCGTCAAGGAAAGATTTAACAGCCATTATATTCACCTCGTACGTCACCCATGTAAGTGTGCGTATGCATTATGCGCTAACTCTTTCGATTGTCATCCATACACTATATTGCATCGTCGTTCCCCCTGAAGACGCATAGGTCAAGGTATATGTAATAGGTTTAGAGGCGTCAGATTGGATATAAATAAAGCCAGACTGAGCAGTTGTTGTTGTATTTCCAGTCATTGCCGCCTCAGTAAACGCACAAGTGACGCCTCCGTTTACACCACCTATCGCCAGAGTCAATGAGCTACTCGTCGTGGCCGCTCTTACAATCCTCGCAAAATATCCAACCCTGTATAGCCCTAATGGAGATACCGTACGAGGAAACGTCGTGACACTAACTGACGCAGACTTTGACGCAAGAGCGACATCAGAAACGAGTGTTGGATTGGTATCGACCTGAGCGACAAGGTCTGTTAACCATGCAACCCAAGGTCGCGTGAGGAAGTTCCCAATCCCATCTGTGACACTTGTCCTTAACGGGAACGGAGCAATGTTGATAGCCATCTCTATCCACCCTGACCCATAAGAACCGTATCCTCCTGCACGGAGATGGACGCTCCTAATAAACGCCACGGGATCGGATCTGTGACAACAACCTCCGGCATCCACTTACGACCACTCCCACACCGGAGCCACCTTGTCCGTTCGCTAAACTCACCAATCTTCCCAGCGCCAGACAGCATTTCATTCCCGAATGTCTTTCCTCCGTCCTTACTCACGCGGAGAGAGACCTGCGGGTCACTGCCTTGGCCTGAAACAGTCCCAAGCCCTGGCTCTAAAAATAACTCAAATGTCCCAATACGCAGCACTCGATTCTCGTTAAATAGTGCTGGCGCTCGTCGCACACGGCGAATCACACGGTCTTCCACATCTGTTCCGACACTCGAAGATAAACGATAAACAACGCCACTTTCTCTGTCGAGGATGAGCGTTTCACAGCCCTGGTAAGTGCTATAACAGGGATGCCACGCCTCATAAACATTGTTCTCGCTAATCCAAGTCCCTCTCTCGGCCCATCTCTGTGGAGCAGTCAGATTCATATTCGTTGTGACATCGAATGCCCAGGTCTTGTTATCTTCAGGAAACGTCAACACGTAAAATGTGTGACCTAACTCTGTGTAGCTATCACCAATCGCATTCTTGATAGTGTCGTATCCAGAAATCGCGACAGAAACAGCAAAGCTGCTTACAACATCAGGAGAAAAATCTTTCGCCTGGACAACTCTACCTATCCCATCATGAGTCGCGGCCAGCCAGATCAGAGAATCCCCGGTCACGACTCGTGAGTAGGGTGCTGAACATCCATACTCCACAAGCCCTGAAGGATGAGGGATAAAGGGAAATGGGAAAGCATTGTTGTTAAACCACACCTCACTCGTCAGGCTTCCAAGCAACCATAACTGCCTATTCAAAACAGCCATCGACACCCATGGATCAGACGCAATCATTCGTTGCTGAAACTGTGTCGCATCCCAAGTCGTGCCATCAAGGAGATCGCTGATGTAAATCGTACTTGTCGCTGTATCAAGAGCCACAAAGTAGCCATCAAGCTGGCATCCCATTGTGGTGCCACCCTCAGACGCAGGGTCTCTTACCTTGGCGAAAGCGTTTGAGGAGAGTGTGAAGAGATAGCCGTAATTGCCGGAGGTGATAAATACTTCTCCCCCGCCATCCCCATTCCATGAAAGAGTCGCAGGGTTCCCGTCATTCACCATCGGAAGCGAGGGATTTCTCGATGTGAGGATATAAGTTGTTGATACCGGTCCTGGGATGGATGGGATCGTGCTTGACAATTCATAGAACGTGCGCCCAATCACGCAGAATGTTCTATCTTTTACCGCTATCATCGCCCGACCAGGCGCATCGCCAGAGGTGACAAGCGACGTGACCCCAGGCGTGGGATATAGGGACATAGGCCCTAGTTCACCAGGTACTGATGACGGCTCTGCATACCAATTCATCGTCCGTTCGCCATCGGCGACAGGGCTTTGTGCGACAGAAGAGGGACCAAGGAAATTCGGATAAACTGCCACTAGAAGTTGCCGGTCATAAACCTATTAATCGCAAGAGTCCCGTTATTAATCCCACCAATCTGCGAGACCCTGTCTAGCGAAAGATCGCTATATCTGACATTGCTTCTCTTGATATTCGCAAGAGACTCATCAGCGTTCTTTTGCAGTACTGGCGATGGAATGACCGAGAAACTAGGCGAAAGCTCAACAGCCAGAGAGGTTCGGTAAAATCGACGGTATCCTGGCGGCAGCAATATAACATCAGACAACGCACTAAACTCAGTGACTGGAGTTGGCGTATAAATAACACCAAGCAGTGTTGAGCTAGTCGGGACAGGCCACGCGGTTAATGTTCCGAGCGATGACGTGAAGGTCGGCTCATAATAGAAATATATCGGGTATGTCCCCGTCTGTGTCTTCGGAGTCACTGCCGCATATTCATCCTGCGTAAGAGTGTCACCGAGAAGGTATTCCTGCACGGGACTCGTGCTTGTATCTTCATACCCTATATTGAGGATATTATTCGGACCCAGAGGGCGAACACACTTCACATCACCAGCAGGACCAACCGTATAGGATGACGTTCCAGACGCAATCGTCCACGTTGTTCGAGTATTCGCCGTAAAGACAGTGAGTCCCTGTGTCGCGAGACCATCAATCCAGTCATTCGCACGAGACAGGGCTAGTTCACTATCGTTCGCCGTTGGAACTTCACCCGCGCCGATTAAGCCAAGCTCTTGCAGTGACGCGGTAATCACGTCTCCAATAGTCGCCATGCCTATCCCTGATACAAGGCCACCATTGCCGTCGCAGTTGTCGAAGTGCTATTGACTCGCTTCGGCTGAATCAGAATCGTTGACCCAGCCACTGCTGTAAATACAGCGGTACTGTTGTCTGAGGCCACAGCAACCACATTGCCAGCGCCCCCTACGTAAACAGCCATAGGCAGCACGGCATTCCCATCACCGGCTGTTGTTTCTCCGATATTGATTGTGTCGCTCTTTGTAATTGTGAGCCATTTATTGTAAGTGGCCGGAGTTTGAGATGCCATACACTTCTCCCCGAAAAGACCCCCCTCCGCTTATTTCTAAACGGAGGAGGGTTCCTATCCGACTATCTACGCGGCACCGGATTGAATCCGGCAGACCCACTCTGGACGAACGACCTTGTAGCCAAAGAGAACATCGAATCTCGACTTGAAGACATCGCTCGATACGTCATACACACGAACGAATCGCATGGATACGCCGATCTGCTTATCTGTCTTCACCGATGCCATGTCCACTCCTTCAGGCTTCTGGAGTTCAGCGAACGCCAACGCGATGGCACTCTTATGCCACGCCATCCCCTGAGCAGATGCCACAGAAACACCAGAAGCGAAACTCAACGCTGCATTATCAGCAGGGATTGAATCCACCGTCTGTGTCGCACCAGCACTAATGATTGACGGGGAGATCGAAATAGTGAGATCCCCGCTTCCATCAGAGGTTCCAGCCGCCGTGCAAACGAACTGTTGCAAAACGCCCGTGCTGTTCTTGCTTACGGGATTGACAGCATAAACACTCGCAATCGTGAAGACATCGCCTACTTTGACGACAGCCGTGGAAGCCGTCCACCCATCAGTTGTGATGCTCGTGGCCCCCGTGGAAATCGTCCCGTCAATAAGCGGTGTCCCTCCCAAAGCTCCAGCCGTTCGGCTTGTAGTGTTCTGGTCCATCTGCCAGTTAAATCCGACAGCTTTGCCCATTTCACCCGTATCGAACTGCTTGGAAATCTTATCCTGAGTCTGGAACAAACCTTTCAGGCCATCCACGATGTTCGACTGCATCTGAGGTCCAATAACAACCGCTCTCTGCCCATCGCGAGGACATGCGTATTGGTCAAGTACCGCACCAGCACCGAGATACGTGGAAAGGGCCGTTGGGATCGTTCCAGGCGTCCCGACTGAGTTATACACACTGTCGAACGCGCCACCCATGATCGTGCTGTCTACGTAATTCGCAAGCAGCGTTACCTGTGGACGAATGATCTGGTCGCTAAAACTCGACAACGATAGAGACATCGCAGATGAAGTGATAGAAGTATCAACTCCAATCTGTGTCCCAATCGTGAGCGTCACGCTGTCATCCGTAATATCCTGGGCTGAAAATGTTGCCCCAGTCCTGACCGTATACTGATTCGGCTTCCTGATTCGGATAGAGGAACTAGTATTACTTAGCCCATCTTTCTGTCCAAAAAGTCCCTCAAATTTACGGTCGCAATGATTCGCCGCTGCAAGACTATTGGTAAAAATATCCAATGCCTCCAGCGTGATCATGTCATCTGTAAGAAATGCATTCGCCATTATTGGCTCCTATCGAAGAAGTAAGATTACCTGTTATGTAGCAATCTCTCCCGAGCGACCCTCCATTCAGCAACTGAGCTAATATCGGATGGTTCTCGATGTCTTGCTACGGTATTCGCACTACTCCCTACCGGCCTTATAGGAGGTTGCGCCTGACTTCTAACGAGACGAGGTGCTGGGCCGTTGGGTGCAGCACCGAATCCTGCTTCAATCCGACCGAGTTCGCGCATCGCGAGCATCGGGTGCAGCGCAGAAATGCGCCGAAAGTCATCCTCATTCGATGACAAATATTCCATCATATGCTTCGGGGACTCGCTATCAACGAGTAAGTCAGCAATCGCTGTCCCCCCGTCAGGCGTTTCTCCCTCTTGCAGCGACATCGCTGGTCGTAGGTTCAGGACTTCAGGATTAATCCGAGTGAGGAAATCTGGATCATCTGATGTCGAACTCTCTAACTTATTTGCAAAATTAGACGCACGTTCTTCTTGTCTCGACTTAATTTCTTCCTGTTCTCGGTAGTTATTTGCGTAGGCAATCGCTTCCCCAACCTCTTGCCTCGCTGCCCATCTCGCTTTCGCCGCAATAAAGTCCCCATATTCTTGATAGTCAGACTCTGAGGGGCCATTATCAACAGTCGCTGCCTCCTTGGCGGCTGGGACGGCTGGGACGGCTTTATCGGGAGCCGGAGGAGTCGCTGACTGGAGCGATGAAAGCTGCTCTCGTAGAGAGTTCGCCTCTTTTCTCGCCTCTTCCCGTTCCCAGACAACCTTATCTATCCGCTGCTTTGTCGTTTTATTCTTCGCAGCGCGAGGGGGAGTCTTTTCTTTTGGCGCAGCCTGAACATCTTCTGCGGGAGGCACCTCTTTCGGAATCGGTTCTGGCTCAAAAGGTCGGACCTCATCAACAAATCGAGATTCGGCGCTATCCACAATAAGCGCATCTCTGATCTTATTGTAGTCAGACAGCGTTGAGATGTTATCGGCAGCTTCAGCAGCATCCGCTGACGTTGAACTGTCGATTGTTGGCTCTTCCATGTCTCTCCCAACTACCAAGGACGTTTTACGATAATGGACGCAGAGACTTCAAGTCGATCTGCGGCCTTGAGTCCACCACGGTCTAATACATCTCTTGCCGCCCCAAGAACCACTGACTCTGAAGACGCATCTAAAAGTTTCTCTAAAGCATCGACAGCATTTCCGGTCAGTCCCCTCAGTCTCATATCTGCCATCTCAATCGCAAGTTGCGCTTTCTCTAGGGCAATAGGGGTCTTACCTCCATGCATCATACACGTACGTTGACCTTTCATCGCCCAACGACGGCATGTCTTCTGACTTCGTTTGCTTTTCGCCGTGCATTGTCTCGGTCCCCGTTTCGTCTCTGGGACA